AGGAAAAAAATGAGCGAAGGGAACGAAATTTTAAAACAATATGAAAGAAAAAAGGCATAGCTAAAAGCCATACCTAGATTCTGAATTTCTTCTTAAATTCTAACATCTTTCAACTCAACGTTCCACCATTGACTGGAACGACACTCACGAACGTCATGGAACCGTGAGAATCAACAAAGATTGCTGATAGATATATATTAATCTAAAAAAGATAAAAAGTCAATATCAAAGAAATGAACAGAGAGCAACCAAACATTGAAAAAATGTGCATTTGTGGTAAAATATAAGTATCAAAATAGAAATAAAACTAAATAACGGGGACAATGAAATAGCACTTCTGACGGTAAGATGTAATTATCGTGGGAGGTGCTATTTTTATGTATAAAGAAAATATGAATTATGAGAATCAGCAACGAATGATATTCGACATTGTAAATGAGTTCGGAATACCAGAGATACAACCTACAAAGTATGAACCGTGCGAGTTTATTGGATTCAACCAAGCTAAGACATGCAAGGACAGAGCCGGGAAAGGCGTGCATTTCTTTCTTGACGATTACCAATTCCAAAGATTATGGAACAGGCCAGATGCTTACATCAATATGCTTTCGCAGTTTCGATTTATCATGTCACCGGATTTCAGCACTTATACTGATTTTCCAAAAGCATTACAGATTTACAACCACTTCCGCAAACACTGGATAGGTGCATATATGCAGATGTACGGTATTGACGTGATACCTACAATCAGTTGGAGTGGTAGAGAATCGTTTGAGTGGTGTTTTGACGGGGAGCCGGTAGGCGGTGCGGTAGCAGCATCCAGTGTCGGAGTGATGAACAGCAAGGAGCGGAAAGAACTGTTCATGAACGGATATAATGAGATGTTGAGAAGATTGGAACCAGAGACAGTACTATTTTATGGACAGGTGCCGGAAGAGTGCGCAGGGAACATTATAAAGATTAAGTCGTTCGGAGAAGAACTGACAGAAAGGAAAAGAGGTAAATAAAATGGGTGGGCGTGGAAGTGTAAGCAATATTGCCCGTTATACGCCAAAACAAAAAGTATTGGTAGATAGATTGAAGAGAATGGCAAAAGAATACGGGTATGAAGATGTAAAAATCACGATGGGTAAAGATAGTGCTGTGAATTATGAATATACAGAGAAAAGAAGAGTAACCAAAGCACATGTAGGAAAGATGATAGACTCATCTAAGGACAAGATATACGAAAGAACCACGAAACAATCCGGAAAGATAATGCCGGATGGATTAAGGAAAAAGAATAAAGCAGAAGTGACAGATAAATTCATAAAGATAAGAGGAAAGCGGTGATCGAATGGGTGGTAGAGGTAGCGTAAGCGCAATAAGCGGAACCCCTGTGACCAAGGGGGGGGCAAGGTTATTCTACAATGCATCCAAGAAAAGTGATGCATTGCGTGGAAGTGGAACAGTTAAGAAAGATGTTAAGTTAGAAAGATCGGCTCAGAGCGGAAAGATAGATTTTATTGATTCTGTCAAGGACAAAAAAGAAGCAAAAAGGATTAGCGAATATTACAGAGACAGATTAAATGAAACAAGAAGAAAGATAGCAAAGCTTGGAAGTGCGGATGCACTGTACAAGAACCAGAGACTTGCAAAAGAGTATAGAAATCTTTTGACAGCAAGTAATAAGGCACAGGATAAGATACATGAGTTTAACCGAAAGATAGAGAAAGGGGATACAAGTGCTATGCATGATGCAAGCCGGACAACAACCACTTATGACCGGGCAAGGAAAAGAAGAATGAAGAATTTTGATGCATGGTTTAATGCCGGGAGGTAGATAGCATGGCAAATCTAAATAGCATTGCTAAGAAGTTACAGAAAGCAATACTACAAAAAGGATTAATTGTTAAGATGGGGACAAGTCAGTTTTATTCTGTGGAACAAAATAGACTTATCACAATGTACATCCTATCTACCAGAGTATTAGAGCGAAAGAAAAACGGGGAATGGAAATATTATGATTATGAAATTCTCCGAACAGCATCACAGATAGAGATTGTAAATTGTTTAAATGATATATGGAGGGCGGTGAAAGAATGATTGGAGAAAAGACGATAATTCCGGCAGATGTAATACCAGAGAGCGACATTGCTCCGATTATGAGAAGAGCAAACGAACTCAAAGAAGAAAACGAAAAGCTGAAAGAAAAGAATGAGTATCTGCAAAAAGAGGTAGAAGACGCAAAGGCTGTCGAAAAACGGGCACTGTGCGAAGTACAGGAGCTTATTGCAAAGAATAAGAGACTGGTAGAAGAACACAACAGGCAGAATGGAACGATACAGGCACTTAACATTGCACTGGATGTCATTACAGACAGATACAGTAACCTAAGGAAGAGACTGTGTAGAACAGGCAAGGGCGGTGAGTAGCATGGATGGATATATGGAAGAGGGTGGGTAGATGCCGAAAGGAAAAGAACTCACTCCGAAGCAGAAAGCGTTTTGCGATGAATATCTGACTGATCTGAACGGGGCAAGAGCTTATAAAGCAGTGTATAAAAGTATAAAAAACGATGCGACAGCTAGGGCGAACGCAAGCAGAGCGCTAACAAATGCTAACGTAAAAGCCTATATTGCTGAACGAATGAAAGAGATACAGAATGAGAAGACCGCCGACCTCGAAGAAGTCATCCGATTCTTTTCTTCCGTTATGCGTGGCGAAGTGAAAGACCAATTTGATTTGGACGCTACTATTTCCGACCGCCTGTCTGCCGGGCGTGAACTCATGCGTTGGTATGAGAAAGCCGATGGAGAAGAAAAAGATACTGGTGGAATCACAATCATAAATAACATTCCGAAACCGGAGGACGCAGATGGGGGAGATTAAGCTTACTGATGTGATAGCTCCGGCTTTTTACGGTGTACATTGGGATATCATAGATGAAAAGCACACGTATTATGATTTGTTTGGTGGTCGAGGTTCGACTAAATCATCTTTTATCGGTACAGAGATACCACTTGGAATGATGCAAGACGCAATGAATGGCATACACTCAAATGCAGTGGTGTTCCGAAAAGTCGGGAATACACTAAGAGAATCGGTGTTTGAACAGATCGCATGGGGAATAGATGCACTTGGAGCATCGGACGAATGGACATCAAGTCTAAGTCCTATGCAATATGTGTATAAGCCGACAGGACAGAAGATAATCTTCCGTGGATTGGATAAGGCGAAAAAGACAAAATCCATAAAGATTAGCAAGGGATATTTTAAGTACCTGTGGTTTGAGGAATTGGACGAATTTGCCGGAATGGAAGAAGTACGAATGACACAACAGTCTGTTCTTCGTGGCGGTGAAAAATTCGTAGTTTTTAAATCGTTCAACCCACCGATCAGCAACAGCAACTGGGCAAATAAGTATGTAGCAGAGCCGAGAGCGGGCAGCTTAAGGCACAAGAGCGATTATAGATCTGTTCCGGTAGAATGGTTAGGGCAACAATTCATTGATGATGCTGAGTATCTAAAAGCAACGAATCCGAGAGCTTATGAGCATGAATATCTTGGAATCCCTGTAGGACTTGGAACAAATATCTTTGAACTATTGGAGATTAGAGAGATTACTGATGAAGAGATAAGTAGGATGCAATCTATCTACCAGGGCGAGGACTGGGGATGGTTCCCGGATCCGAAAGCATTTTTGCGTGTTGCTTATGTTCCAAATCAACAGAAAGTATACGCACTGGATGAATTGGGCGGTTGCAAAATAAGGAACAGCGAGATGGCACGACAAATCAAAGAAAAGGGATATGATGATTGCGCTATTTACTGTGGAGTGGATGAAGAAGAGAGCATTGTTGACTTCCGTGATGCCGGACTTCCGGCACGTAAGGCAATCGTGACACCTGGTAGCCGGAAGTATACGTTTGAGTGGTTACAATGCCGTACATTGGTGATTGACCCAAGACGGACACCAAGACTGTACAAAGAGGTTATAGAGTATGAGCATGAGCGAGATGGCAATGGTGAAGTGATAGCAGATTATCCGGACGGGAACGACCACTGGATTGATGCGTTGAGATATGCTACCAGTCCGATATCTATGAGACGTGGACAAAGTGCGTAGGAAAAGGTGAGTAGATGGGAATTATAGACAAGATAAAGGCGGTGTGGGATAAAGTGTTTAAAGAAAACGATGTAAAAAAAATATTCGGGATAGAAACAGGGCGGTCATCTGCTATGGATACTGCCCTGTCGAAGTATAAAGACATGCGATCTGGTATTCCGTATTGGTGTACCGGGAGGATAAAGCCGACAAGGTTTTCAAACGTGATTTGCCGTGAGATAGCGAACCTCACACTGTTTAATGCGGACATTCAGATTACAGGAAATAACGAACTGCAAAAGAGATTTGATAGCGTAATGAACACATTACAGGAGAAACAAGAGGAAAGCTGTGCGACCTGTGGAATGATGGTCAAGAGCAATGGTGACGATGTGGAGTTTTTGGATCCGGATTACTTTTTGATTACAGACACCAACACAGACGGGGATGCGTTAGCAGCTATCTTCTTTTCTTACCTTAAGAAAGATGACAAATACTACACAAAAGCTGAGTATCACAGATTTGAGGATGTCGGACTGGAACGTGTATACCATATATCCAGTAAGGCTTTTAAATCAGATAACAAAGATATGATCGGTACAGAGATCACGCTTGACAGGGTAGATGAATGGAAAGACATTGAGCCGGAAGTGTACGTGCATGGTTTAGAATATCCGCTGTTTGTATACTGGCGAAATCCTTACGCAAATGCGATTGACAAGGAATCTCCGCTGACTGTTCCGGCATTTTCGGAATGCATTGAGGAATTAAGATGGTTGGATATTGCATTAAACATGATGGGGGATGAAACAGAAGATAGTAGGCATATTACTTACGTACCGCAGACAGCTATTGAATACGCAAGCAAATATTCCATCGAATTGCCGAGATTTATCCAAGGTATCGAAATGGGAGCGAACGAAGATAGCATCAAAGAGCACGTTCCGACATTATTAGTAACTGAGCGTGTGGCCGGGATAAACTTCTTGCTATCTGTCATCGGATATAAATGCGGATTCTCAAATGGATATTTCTCTTTCGATCAGAATCAGGGCATACAGACAGCAACACAGGTAGAATCTGACGATAGACGTACACTGCATACTATCCAGGCATTCCGAAACATTTTGGACGGAAAGAACCATGATGGAGTACTGCACAGAATCATCTATATCTTATATGCAGTCGGCACAGCAAACGGAACTATCCCGGCAACAAACTACCAAACTGCATGTGATTTTGAAGACCTTGTATACAACTTGGAGGATGATCGTGCACGGTGGTGGAACTATGTTTTACAGGGAAAGGTTCCGGCATGGATGTATTTTGTGAAATTCGAGGGAATGACAGAACAAGAAGCGAAAGCAATGATTGAAGAAGCACAGGAACAGAATAAGCCGGACAGTGGATTGTACGAAGAATAGGAAAGAGGTGAACCAAAATGGAATATCTTATCATAGACCCATCAACAAGAAAAATTACAATCCCCAAAAGTGAACAACTTTTTGGAGTGTACGGAGAGGGCAATATTGAAAGAAAGTATTTCAAATGTCCTAAGATCGTAGGAGATAATGTCGACCTGTCTGACTGCTACATTTTCGTAAATTACTATGCTACAAAAGGATTGCCGGGGAAATATACCGTAAAAGATGTGAATGTAGACGGGGAGAATATCACTTTTTCGTGGGAGCTAAAGCAACACATCTTTGACGCAAACGAGGATACATCTATATATTTTGCGGTAGAAGCGAAAAACAAAGATAAAGTAGAAGTGTTCAGAACCAGTCCGGCTACCGGAAAGGCCAAAGAGACGATAGACACGGATACAGAGATTGAAGAGACTCACGCCGATGTCATTCTTGACCTTATATCCAGAGTAGACACATTGGAGAAAAAGCCTATTTCCGAGGAGCAGATAGAGAAATCTGTAAAAAGCTATCTGGAAAAGAATCCTATAGAAGAGACGGATCCAACGGTGCCAGCATGGGCAAAAGAGGAAGAAAAACCTACTTATACCGCAGAAGAAGTAGGAGCACTGCCGAGTACGACCGTGATTCCATCGAAACTTTCAGAACTGACAGCGGACGATGAACACGAAACTGTGACAAAGGAAGAGAAACAAGCTTGGAACGCAAAGAGTGACTTTTCAGGAGAGTATCGAGATTTACGTGGAAAACCAGAACTTGCGGAATGGGCGTTGCAAAGAGAGAAGCCGACATATACAGCAAGAGAAGTAGGAGCACTTCCGGACACAACGGAAATCCCGAAAAATCTGTCTGATCTACAGGATGATGCAGAACACCGTACTGTTACAGACACAGAAAAACAGAGTTGGAACGACAAGAGTGGAACAGGATTGTCGGATATAGCAAAAAAATTATTGATTACAATATTGAAAAACGCTGTCTATACAGTAAATCAAAAAGCAAATATAGAAGCATTGGAAAACGCATTAAGCACCCAAAATACGCCAACAGATGCGTGGTCGATTGTCCAAAACCTAACATACGTTACAAGTACAAATACTGCATTTAATGTAAAAAAGGGAGAATCATATACAACAACTATTGTACCGAACACAAACTACATGATTGACAGTGTAACAGTTGTTATGGGCGGCGTAGATATAACAAATACGGCATATAACAATGGTGTCATAACAATAAACAGTGTAACAGGAAATGTAATAATAACAGCTATTGCAAAGAAAAACAGTGGTGCATTACTACCTTCTGACGGATTGCTTGCAAATTTTGATTTCCGCAACAAAGAAATGACATCTTATAACCTTTCTGGTTGGGGAAATGTCTATAAATGTGATGATGAGACAGGTAATTATTTTACTTTTGGAGGGTCTGCTAAAACAGCAAGTCAAGGCGGCATTGAACAGTACGTATTTAGAGATGTTCGCAAAAAAGACAATGAAAGCAAATCAGTTGACCTTGGTACAGATTTCACAATCGCAATGTATTCGACAGAAGTGCCTAATATACTTAATTCCGCCAAAAAAAGTAACGTGTTAGTCGCAAAAATCATTCTTGCACCAAGGTACATAAATACTTCTGCATCCGAGGTTATTGCAGGACAAACAGAACTAGGTATAAGTAGAGATAAATATATGTCGTTAATAATTACTGTATCGGCAAGTGTAATTAAAATGTATGTTGACGGTACATTACAAAAAACATATAACGGCGAAGAAATTTCTGGTTTTAAAAAATGGAAGTCAACGCCAGTGCAACCATTAACTGTTTACAATGAGGGGACAATAGCGTCAGCAGCAATGTACAACAAAGCGTTAAGTGATAATGATGTAACCGAGTTACATGCTTATTTTAAAGCATTGGAGGTGGAATAATGGCGCATCTATTTGATGGAAATGGAAATGAAATAGAAATCGGTGGTGGTGAATCTGGAAAACTAGATGTGGCAGATTATAAAATTTACGAAGAGAGTAATGGCACACAGTCAAGGCAAGGGGTATTAACGTATAATGGGCTCAATCTGTACCCAGTAAATAAGCCACTGCAACGAGAAACTGAAACAAAATTGTATTCTGGTGGACTTATGGTTACACTTGGCGATAGCTATACGGCATATCTTAATAGCTATTTCGATACATTTGCACAGAAACATGGGCTTATCCAAAAAAACGTTGGTTTAGCATCATCAAAGATTGCAAGACCAGAGGGAGAAGGTCTGGACACAATTAAATCATTTGTGACAAGATTAGATGAATTAATAGCGTCATTTCCAATTACAATAAATAACAATTCCTATGCCATTTCAGACGTAAAACTAATCACGTTCATGGGTGGGGCGAATGATTGGACAACTATTGATACAGAAAAAGGCATTGACAGAATAGGCGATAGATACAGCACTGATAAAGGACAAATTTATGGAGCGACAAAGTATTGTTTAGAAACATTACAAAAGACATTCCCATCTGCGGATATTATTGTCATACTGCAACCAAATAATGGGAATAATACAGATTTTTGCGTTATGGAAATGAAAGAAAACATCGTAAAAGAATGTGCTGAAATGTACTCATTACCTATATGTGATTGTTGCTTTAATTTCTACTCTCCATCAAATCCGACAGAATTATCTAAGTATTGGCAAAGTGACAATTTACATCTAAATGCTGACGGGCATCAGAAACTGATTGATAAATTAGAGGTAACGCTAAACACATTGGATTATTACAAGAGCTAGTTAATTAACGAGAACTATAAGGTTACGCACAACGGACAACAACGTCTGGGAGCCGGGTGTGTATGGCTGGGAAGAGGTATAAGGGGACACGTCAATCCGAAAGATAAATGATAATGTCTGTAAAGGAGGACTAAAAAATGGAACAGATTATTAGTTATGTAAAGCCAGAACTGGTGGTAGTATCTATCGCACTTTATTTTTTGGGAATGTGGATGAAAAATTCCAAGAGAATCAAAGACAATGATATTCCTATTTTTCTCGGTATAGTTGGAATTATTATTTGCGGAATGTATGTGATTGCAACTTGTGATCTGTCTGGAATGCAGAATATTTTTATGGCACTGTTTACGGCTATCGTACAAGGCATCATGGTAGCCGGACTGAGTACATACGTCAATCAGATTATCAAGCAGATTGGAAAGGATGAATGAGTATGGCAACAAGTACGATTAATATTATTGTAATCTGCGTCTTTCTACTTCTGGCAATGAAGATTTCAAACAGAAAGGACAAATAATGCTTACGCCGGAATATCTCTTTCATGTGACCGAGGGTGCGGAAAAGATAACATCTGACATGCACAAGAACATCATGGACATGATCGTTGATCGTATAATGGTGCGTATAGGTCGTGGAGAAGATTATCTACTTACAGCTACGGACAGGTGGCAGATACAGGTGTTACAAGAATCCGGGTACTTACTGGAAGACATACAAAAAGAGATTGCTGACAAAACGAAGAAGCAAGAGAGAGAACTCAAAAGCGCATTTGAAGAAGCCGGCATAAAAGCTATCGAGAGAGACGATGCGATATATAGGGCGGTAGGACTATCACCTACGCCCTTATTGCAATCTCCGGCATTGCTTAGAATACTGGAAAGAGATTATAACGCTACGTGCGGAGAATGGAGAAACCTTACACGAACAACAGCAGATGAAGCACAGAAGTTGTTTTTGAAAGAGGTTGACACCGCTTACCGCATGGCGTCAAGCGGTGCTGTATCATACACACAAGCCGTTAGAAATGCTGTTGACAGGATGATAAAGCAAGGTGTTAAAGTATCATATCCGTCCGGTAGAGAAATGAGCATTGAATCAGCCACAATGATGACTGTTCGCACAGGGATAAGCCAGTGTGCCGGAGCAATCGCACTAAAACGAATGGAAGAATTGGAATGGGACACCATCTTAGTATCTGCACATGTAGGAGCACGAATTGGTGATGGTGGAAACAATCCAACAAACCACTTTTGGTGGCAAGGGAAATTCTATTCACGGACAGGCAAAGACAAGAGATTCCCGGACTTCCGAACATCAACAGGCTACGGAACGGTGACAGGGTTGTGTGGCGTGAACTGCCGACACTCTTTCGGGTCCGGTGACGGTGAAAACAATCCGTATGCAGATATCAATCTGTCAAGCGAAGACAATATCAAAGCGGAAGAACGTGCGAAAAAACAACGTCTTATGGAAAGGCATATTCGCAACAGCAAGAGAGAGATTCAGAATTTGCAGACTGCTCTAGATGCAAGCGGAGATGATAAGCTTAAATTCGAATTGCAACAGATGTATGACCGCAAATCAGCGGTACTCAGACGGCAGAATAAGCAATACCGTGAGTTCTGCAAAGATAATGGTCTTAAAGAATATTCGGAACGTCTACGGGTAGCACAGTGGGATAGGTCACAGGCTGTGAAATCTGCAAAAGCAGCACAAAGATATCTTAATACGAAAGGTGATGTAAAATGAGTGGATTGACAAGAATGGCAAAAATGTGCAGAGAGTGTCCGTTTAAAGACAAGTGCAAAAATAAGCGGTTGGAGAAAGAAGCGTATCTTACTCCTGTTATCTCACCGATTATTGAAGATGTGGCATCACCTGTATTAAAGGCTCATGATTACAGAAATGTAAAGGTTGCAGAAAAAACGACAATCACTATTGATGTAGAGGACCTGAAAGAAAGAATGCGAAAAGAGATATACAGGCAAGCCGGAATCGGATTGAATTATGGAGCGTAACACATGGAACTAATAACACAGATACTTGCTATATGCGGTGCTATATCTGTTATCGGTGGTGCTGTTGCGGTGCTTTCCGGGTGGTACAAATCATGGAAAGCACCAAAGCAAAAACAGGACAACCGTATAGAACAGATTGAAAAACGAATAACGAACATTGAAACATCTATCACAGGGATTAATCAGAAACTTGATAACGATTATAAGAACATAAGGAATACGAGGGATGATATGAATCTATTAATGAGAAGTATGTTTAATTTGATCGAAAACAAAATCACAGGGAATAACATTGAGGGTTTAAAAAAAACTCGGGAAGAGCTTGTAAATGCTATGACGGACAAGAAACCAAAGGAATTATGAAAATATACTCTTTTACACGACCAGAACTTGACTATTTTGAATTAGAATGCAACTTTACATCGGATGAATTGAAACTGTTCCGGCTCCGTGCTAAAGCTATGCCTTTAGAGGACTGTGCGGAAGAAATGAATGTGAGTGTGTCTACGGTCAAGAGATTGAGTAGAAGAGTAAATGATAAGATTGAAAGGGTGGTATAGGCATGAACTTCGGAGAAGCCATAAAATGCATGAAAAACGGAAAGAAAGTTACACGCAATGTATGGAAAGAAAACTTTTTTAATGGGAGAAAACAGTTTATTTTTATTGGAAAAAACAAAGGTTTAACAACGAATACGTTTCTTGCAATTCTACCAGAAGAAGAATGTTTTTCGGACTGCATTATGAGTTACACACGAAAAGGAAGCTTTCAGCCAAACTGGACACCAACACAAGAAGATATGCTTGCGGAAGATTGGGAAATGTATCCGGCAGAGGAAACGGTAGTCGATGAAACGCCGAACATTACGGCAGATGAAATGATTGATCTAAAAAACCGTATCGGGTGGAATATTAAATTTTATTCTACCGGGGAAACAATTATTTCTGAGCACATGGACTATCAAAAACTCTTAACCGGGGCAGAAAGTACATATACACTGTCGTTTGTTGTCCCTAAAAAAAGTCTTGATGGTTTGTCAATGACAAATAAATGCCAAAATGTTATTGTTTCTGGACTTTTATTTAAAGTATATGCTTCTAGGAATATTGCTGACGATAGCCTTTGGCTCGTGACGGAAAGTGCCTTATCTGAAAAAGAATTTCACACAATTATAAGATTGGAGAGGTGATTGTATGATACCTAAGATTTTTAAAATAAGCGGATATCTCATAGACCCGACAGGCAGACTTGAACCACACCACATTAAGGCGAAAATGCTTTACGGCTGTGGATTTCCACTTGTAGGACAACACATTCACGTACAGAAAGCAGAGATTAAAAAGTTGGATGAAAAGCATCCACTTATGAGAGAGAACTGTGATTTGGCAGAATGCGAGAAGTATTTCAATGGCGAACCTCCGACAGTGAGCAATAGAAAAGTTGAACCGGGACAGGTGTACAGGCACTTTAAGGGCGAGACAGTAAAAGTCCTGTATATTGCACAGGATAGCGAAATGCCGGGACAGTTTAAGGTAGTCTATGAATGTTCTGGTGGCGTGTGGTGCAGACCTTACGGAATGTTTGTTAGCGAGGTAGACAGGAAGAAATACCCGGATGTGAAGCAGAAGTACAGATTTGAGTTAGTGGAGGAATAATTATGATTTTTAAAGAAGCGTTTGAATTAATGAAACAGGGTGCGAAAGTAAAATTGCCTGGATGGAATGGTTACTGGTGTTGGGATAATGATAAGCAGACGATTATGATTCATTGCAGACCAAAGGATTCCGACAAAGGACAGGGAGATGTTCTTGATATCCGTGAAACGCAGAGAGTAGAATATACTTTCATGCACACACAGAGAGACGATTGGATGGTTGCTGATGAAGAAAATTGCGGTATTCTCGGTGGTCAGTCAACATTTGGATTTGGAGATGCTATCCGTTATCTAAAAAGAGGACTTAAGGTAGCTCGTAAAGGTTGGAATGGTAAAGGAATCTATCTGGAAATGTATTCGCCAGAAGTCAATCTTGAAACTATTGCAGAAGCAGTGCATAACGCATGGTGGGAAGAAAAGAAAAAACAGGGAGTTACAGATCACCCGGATATGATTCCGTATTCTGAACTAAGTGAAGAAGTGAAAGAATACGACAGAGTTACAGCAAGAACAACCATTGAAGCATTCAATTATATGACGCATTCGTTCATATATATCAACACTACTGGATTACAGACAGAAAATCCTTATGCGCATAAAAATAAAGTGCCGTGGACACCGTCTCAGACAGATATGCTTGCAGAAGATTGGATGTTTGTGGAATAGGAGGATTAATTATGATTATTACAGGAATGGATCACTTTCAGAGTGTATGTAAAAAGAAACTTGTTGAATGGTACAACAAGAGCGACAAACCTCACAAGGGACCTAATGATGTTCAAACAATTGGCTTAAGCAATGTATTTATTGTATGGAGTTGCAAGACATTACAGAACTACAAATGCCTTGCATCAACAGACATCATCGGTGATGGTATCTATGCTGAGTATACATACAGCGGGGATAAACAGGAGCTGTATGAGGATGTGTACGGAAAGATTACAAACACCTGTCATACAGAAGAATAAGTGATACTTTTTAGAGACTTTAACGAACTGTTAAGGTCTCTTTTTTATGCGTAAAATGAAAGCATAGAGAACAAGAAAATATTAATTTACAGGAGGTATGAGTATGAATCCATATATGTCATATACACCGTACATGCCACAGGATGCTTATATGCAAGACCAGATGGCATTACGGCAACGGATAGACAACTTATCACAGGCTCAACAGCAATACAAGGCACAGCCACAGCCGAACGTGAACTGGATACAGGTGGCCGGGATTGACGGGGCAAAGAATCAGATTGTACAGCCGGGAACTACGGCTTGGATGATGGACAACAACGCACCGTACTTCTATGTGAAATCTGTAGACGGTGTGGGAAGTGTGACGTTTAAGGCTTTTGAATTCCACGAGGTACAGTCGAACAATCCGCAACCTGTAGCAGAAAACATGGACAACCGATATGTGACAAGAGAAGAATTCAACAAATTACTGGATACATTGAAACCACAGCCGGAAGAGCAGAAAGGGGAGCTGACGCATGAGTAATCCGTTAATGGGAATGATGGGCGGTATGCCGGGTGGCAACAGTCCATTCGGAATGATTCAAAAAATGATGGGGATGGTGCAAAATACACAGAATCCCGGAGCAATGCTACAGAATATGGCGCAGAGCAACCCGAATATCAAAAAGGCTATGGATATGTGTCAAGGAAGAAACCCGAAAGATGTATTTATGGAGATGTGCCAGCAAAATGGCATGAATCCAAACGATATTATTAATAAAATAAAGTGATATCCGGACGGAGTGCACACGTCTTGATAAATAAAAGAAAAGGAGAACCAACATGAACGAGGGATTAAACACACTTAGCGCTGCCGATGTAGCAGCGGTCACAAGAAACAACGATGGAAACATGTGGGGTGACGGTGGATGGTTTTGGATCATCATTCTTGCTTTCCTGTTTTGCGGTAACGGATGGGGAAACAACAATGGAGCACAGGACGCTTTTATCTCTGACGAATTTGTGAAAAGAGATATCTTTAATACAAATCAGAATGTGTCTAACACAGCTTGCGAGACACAGAGAGACGTATTAGAGAACCGCTATACCACACAGCTCGGCTTGCAGAACTTACAGGCTCAGCAGGCTCAGTGTTGCTGTAACACACAGAAAGAGATCTTACAGAGTAGATATGATGCGGCATTACAGGCACAGAACATGCAGGCACAGATGGCACAGTGTTGCTGTGATATCAAAGAAAGCATCTTAGCAGATGGACAGGCTACACGCCAGTTAATCCAGGATAACACTATTCAGAACTTGAGAGACAAGCTCGCTGATCGTGACAGAGATTTGCAGACAGCATATTGGCAGATTTCACAGGTTTCACAGACCAATAACATTATTGATGCGGTGAGACCGACACCAAAACCGGCTTATATGTCTTGCAGTCCATACTTTGCGTATAACGCATTTGGTAATGGTTGCTGTGCAAGTGGGAATGTGATGTAAGTGAACGATATATCACTACTTGACTTTCTGACAGTGTACGGAGTTGCTTTACAGATAGCGAATTTTAACAGCGATCTATCACAGGCGAGCAATTCCGACATCGAAAAACACTTGCACGAACAAGACAGTAAGTATTTTTTGAAAATAATTGAAAACCAAAACAAAATCATAAGCATGTTGGAAGAATCCATATCTACGAAAAAGTAGTCTTGCGAAGATCAAAGAGAGTAGGCATGCGCTTGCTCTCTTTTTTAAGAAAGGAGAAAAAAATGTTAAATTCTATTGCTAAAAATGCTCAGACAGTAGCAACAAATCAGAATGTATTATTTACAGAAACAAGAGTGAAAAGCCGTAGATGTGCTTGTAACACAGGGTGGCTTGCACATGACAACGGCAGTGGACTTTTTGAAATCACAAACCGTGGAAATCTGCCAATGGCGGTCGAAGTTGAGGTTAACGGAAACGTTACGGCATCTGCAATAGGAGCGGTAGCGTTATCTATCAAACAGAACGGGGAACCGGTTTCTGGCACGGAAATGGACTATGCAGCAGCAACGGCAAATGTGTATCAGAATGTCGGTGCAGCTACATTGATTGCAGTTCCGGCCGGAAGTAGCGTCACTATATCGGTTGGCAATGTTGGCACAGTTGACACATTGGTTAAGGATGCGAATATCATCATCAAAAAGCTCTCATAGAAAAGGGGTGAGTTTCTATGATTGATTTTAAAAGCAACCTAGATGTCAAAACTCCGAAAGAAATCTTTGCCGAAATCAACGAACGGTTTATCGGAGCTGTTATGATGCACGGACAGTTTGCGGACTACTTCGATTTCCTTGGCTTAAAAGGCTTTAAGCGGATGCATGAGTACCAGCACATTGCGGAAAGCTTGGAACGTAGGAAAGTGTGCCGATATTTTATAAACCATCACAATCAGCTTATTGATGATGTATTTGAGGGAAAAGTGAATGTTATCCCGGATGCGTGGCGAACGGCCAAACGGTTAAGTGTTGGGAAAAGCACAAAGCAGAAAGCCGTAGAAGATGGATTTGTTGAGTACCACAATTGGGAATCTGAAACAAAGGAAGCGTACGAACAGTACGCACACACGCTAAGAGAAAACGGTCATGTGGCTGATGCTATGTTCGTGGAATGCTTGGTAGAGGATGTAAGCGAAGAATTAAAAACTGTAGAATGTATGATTAACGACCTCATATCTACCGGATACGACATGGTATACATCACAGAAATTCAATCGGAGATTCACGACAAATACAAAAAGAAAATGAAAGGAATCGAGGTGTAATAAATGAGCGAGATCAAAAAGATTTTGGAAGAACAGCTTGAACGTGAGAAAGCATCTGCAAAGAAAGACTTAAATATGTCTAACTTACAGGCAATGTACATGATTACATCTACATTGTGTAATATGAAATCTTTGGAATGCGAAAGCGTACCGGGGATGATTGCGGATGCATCGGAAAACCTTATCAAGAAGTACAGTAACGGAAAGTACGACAAAAACATTGATTCACTATATGACCAGTACATTATGGCGAAAGAGATGTATCAACAGAACGGAGATCAGGCACATAAAGACAAACTGATGGAAAGCGTTGGAAGACTCATGGTAGAGGTATACGATATGCTTTCTTCTATGGTGATGGACTCAGATTTTGCTGACGAAAGAAAAGAAATTCAGAGACAAATTAAAAAGCTTGCAGAGATGTAAAAGGTTTTAAATAACACCTAATGACTCCTGATAAACTCTATCACGGGGGACAAGTTTATGCCCTCTACATTATACAATAAACATGGTGAATCACATAGGACATTTTCTTTTCTTGATACACCTCCTTTCAATAAAGCCTAATAGCGGAATGCTGATTAAAGGGCAGTCAAACGCCCGTTAGGCTTTCCCCTAAGGTTGCGGACTTAGGGAACCGTCATCTTATGTTACCTCCTAAAAATATAAAATGATAAATTTTCATCCCGCAAAGGATAGTGCACAGTATGGTGCATGGATTCATATCCGGCTATCCTTTTTCTGTATAGAGTTAGTTACGGAACAATATGCAGATTGACCGTCAAATAGCCGTAACAGTGGTTGGAACTGTATAGAGGGAACACTTACACCAACCACTAACGGGATATAGTTCAATGGTAAAACAAAAGTCACAATCATCTCTTTTAAAAAAAGACTTATGTCCACGGTTCGATTCCGTGTATCCCGATTACCCCGACAGAGGTTCATCTGTCTGAATCCCTACCGCAGACGAAGCGGTTAATAAGAGACGTTGAGGAGGATATGTGACATGAAAAATATTATTCAGATTATCAAAGATGCTGGTCTTGAAATTACAGACGAGCAGAAAAAGACAATCGAAGATGCAGTGAAAGAGAATTACAAGAGTGTATCTGACTATGATAAGCAGACACGAAAAGTAGAAACTCTGACACAGGAACGTGACAACTTTAAAACACAGTATGAAACAGCGAAAGAGACTTTGGACGGGTTCGAGGGAAAAGACTTCGATGCGATCACAAGAGAACGTGATGAGTGGAAGACGAAAGCTGAGAATGCAGAAAAAGAATGGAAAGACAAGTTTGAAGCCAGTGAAAAAGAGTACAACCAGAAGATTGAAGAAAGAGACTTCAACGATGTTCTGACAAAGGCTCTTGCGGGCGAGAAATTTAGCTCTGATTTTGCCAAAACAGGAATTATCAACATGATTAAAGACAAGGGTCTGAAACGTGAGGGCGAAAAGATTCTTGGTCTTGATGATTACATGAAAGAGCTGAAAGAATCTCAGAAAGACGCTTTCGTGACGGATGGTAAGACACCGCCTGTATTCACAACACCTACAGAAAAAGGTGTAGGCGAACAGAAAGCAGAGCCGTTTGTTCCTGGAACTGTTTGGTAAAACCATACTGTGAACCGACTATCAATAGAAGATAGCCGTTGACCTTAAAGAATTAAAGGAGAACAAAAATGGCAGAAACAACAAGAATTACATCGTTAAATATGTTACTTGACCCAACTGGAAAAATGCTTCTTGCAGAAGAGTACGGAAAGGTCATTGAAAACGTCCAGAAAAACACTATTTCTGGAAAAATGAAAAATACCGAGCTTTCCGGTGATCCGTCAGCCGGAACCGTAGAAGCAAAAAGATTTGCAAATGCGACATCTAAGAATTATGGAACTGCCAGAGGTGCAGCTAAGGGTGATGGAGTAAAAGGAAAGCCTGTTACAATTCCGATTAACGTTGATAAGGAAATCGTAGAAGAGGTTGAACAGAAAGACGTATCTCTTCTCGGAGTAGAGGGACTTATCGCAAAAAGAACAGCGAACCATGCACTTAGAATGATCGCAGAACTCGACACTGAGTTCTTCAAAGTTGCCGGAACAGATGCGACAGAAGTTGATCTGACAGGTATTACAGCTATTGAGGAACAGGCTGAAACCATGATTCAGCAGTGCGAAACTACCAAGAATGAATATGTGGACGGAGTACCACGTTCTATGATGAACATGATCTGCACACCAAAGTTCTATGGAAAAATCCGCACATATCTGGACAAGGTTACAGTGCCGGGCGTTGGCGTAGCCGACGAAGAGTTTTACGCTTATCATGGCGTAAAAACATTCTCATGCGTGCACATGCCGACAGACGTTGATGTGATCGTAATGGTGGATGGAGCTATCGCACAGCCTGTTAAATCCACACCATACAGTGCTGAGAAGATTCCTCTTTCAGAAGCGTACGGTATCGAACTCTTCTACCATTACGGAACAAAATCTGTAATGCCTGACCTTATCTTCAAGAATAAGAAAGGTGAGTAAGCATGAGACAGTTTGAAGACTTGGAAACAGGAAGAATCTTATCAACTGAGCATGAAACGAGTGCTCAGTTGATGGAGAACAATCCACAAAAATATAAAGAAATTTCAGTTGGAAAAACTAAAGCCAGATCAAATTCTAGTAAACAGGAAAATTAGGTGAAGCACTATGGCGTACACAGATTATAAGTTTTATACAAAAAAATTTTTTGGAAAAACAATTCCAGAAAGCGAATTTCGTGAATATGCTGAACGTGCTAGTGACTGCATAGACAACTACACTATGGATCGCCTTGTCGATGGACTTCCAGAAAATGAGCGAGCAGAAACAAAAGTTCAAAAAGCTGTATGTGCAGTAGCTGATGAAATGTATAAGATAGATCAATCTAAAAAAGCTTCTATGGATGCCATAGGAACCATACAGAGAGAAGATGGGACGGTCGTAAATAAGACCGTCTCTTCTGTTTCTTCTGGAAATGAAAGCATATCTTACGCTAACGGGAACAGCCAGAGCAATCGGTATACCGTAGCAGCTACCAATGTGCAAGAAGAGAAAAAACTGCTTCTCGAAGCAGCGGTTAGCTATCTTTTTAACGTTACCGATGATAACGGAGTGTACTTGCTATATAGAGGGATTTGAACAATGGGAATTATTAAAAGATTATTTTGCAAACACAAAAAGAAAATCCATGCCGGAACATATTTGGAAGATATCGGAAACGGGATAAAAGAAACAAGGCACATATGGAAGTGTGAAAAATGCGGTAAGAAGTTTTATTAACGAGAGGTGATACCAATGTATGACAAAACCATAACGGTATTTAACAAATACGTGAATCAGAAAGATGAAATATTTTGGTATCCGACCGTAATTAAAGGTGTTCAACTCATTGTTGATAAATCCGCAAACATCGAAAAGACAGGACTTGATACGGCTGACACGGCAACGCTCCATGTTCTGTATCGCATGACATCCGATGAAAAAGTAGTAGCTGGCAAAAAGTATCTTGAGCCTAAAAAATGGGCGAAACAAATCAACGATACGCTTGGACATACCGTCACATTTGCAAACGGTGACTTTTTCATTGAGGGCGAACATGACGAAAAGATGATAGCAGACGAAGACTATCAGAGCCGGAGAGACGGTGGCTTTTATGATTATATGAACAAAAATCACGACAATGTATTCTTAATCACCAATGTCGGAACATACACACTTATCCCACATTTTGAGATAGGGGGAAAGTAAATGGCACGTAGCAGAATGTTTCACTTTCCGAATATTTCGATAGTTGAAGCCGACATCAAAGTAAATGTGAATCTTGACAGATTTGAAAAACAATTCCAAGATGCTCAACTTTGGCTGGATGAACAAGTATGGACAGGCACAAAAAAGTATATTCCACAAAGAGACGGGATGCTGATTGATACAACCAATACGCAGAACGAAGCCTTGAAAGGTAGTGGAAAGGTTTATGCCGGATATGGTCCTTACGCAAGATTTTTGTACATGGGAAAAGTCATGGTAGACCAGGAAACAGGTTCACCGTGGGCGAGACCAAAAGCAAAAAAGATCGTGACAGACCGTGATATCCAGTTTTCGAAAGTGCCAAATCCTTTTGCAACAGACCATTGGTTTGATGCTGCTAAAGATGAATTTGGGGATACATGGATAAAAGGAGTGAAGAAACGTGCAGGCGGTGGATAGTAAAAAAACAGTGAAATACGATGTTGACGGATACGACATTGTAACAAATGCGCTTAAGGATTTGCTGAATGAGTATCCGGGATTGGAAACCGGAGAAGTGTTTAAGTTTTCCACACTCAAAGAAGACGATGGAATGGCGTTCTACCCGGTATCTGGTGCGGTGATAGCACAGGAGAAAAAATCGGTAACAGGCAAGGTGAATCAGCTTTGTAACTACCCGTTTTATATCGTGTACAGGACATCCCGTGATTCTCCAAATACAAAAGCGGATATCAAGGAATTTCTTGATAATGTAGGTAAATGGTTGGAACGACAGAGTGTCGTGATTGATGGCGAAAAACAAAAGCTTTCACCTTACCCAACACTTACAGAGGAACGAAAAATAGAAGAGATTACAAGAATCACACCATCATACCTTGACAAAACTTACGAAAACAATGTGCAAGACTGGGTGATTAGTATGTCTCTTAAATACAGAAATGTATTCATAAGAACTAATTAACCGGACATCAATTGGAGATGTTCGCTGACCGTAAAAAGTTAACGGTAGAAAGGATTTTAATATGGGAAATCTTAGTAGAGAAGCACTCGCACATTATCTGGACTATAGTTTCAAACAGACAGAAGCAAGTGCTACGTGGGAAATCCTTGGTGATGACATCGACGATATGTCGGTTGATCTGAACCCGGATACAGAGACAAAGAAGAACATTCTTGGTCAGACAAAAACGACAGACAATGGATATGAACCGTCTATGGATGCAGATACATACTATGCAAACCCGGACAAAAAGCTGTATCCGAAGATTAGGGATATTGCAATGAAACGATTGAAAGGAGCGGACTGCAAAACACTTATGTTGGAAGTTCTTGTGGAAGATACAAGTGCAGATAACCACCTTGCATATGTCGAAGAGGTTATGGTAAAACCGCAGTCTTATGGTGGAGATACATCTGGCGTAAACATTCCGTTTAAAGTATCTTCTGACGGTAAGAGAACAGAGGGATATGTAAGTGCCGCTTCGCTTGCTTCTGGCAATCCAGAATTCACAGCCGGAACAATCCCACATAGTCTTTCTACAGGAAAAGAAGTACTGTAACACTTTATTAACAGGAGGAATAATATGAGCAACAAGTTACCAAAAAAAAGAAATGATAGCGAACTGGTTATTAAGATAAATGATGGCCGAGTCAAAATTCCTATCAAAAACCAGTTTGGTGAAACTCTTGGAAGTATAGTGTTCGCACCGACTGACACTAACATTGTTGACAGATACGAAGAAGTTGTTCGATTTTGGAAAAATTACAAGATGCCGGAAGATAACAGCATTGAAGCTTCCAGAAAAGCAGAAAAGGAAATTGCAGAGAAAATGTCTTATCTGATTAATGGAGATGCAGAAAAAGCATTTTTCCAGGTTCTCGGACCGTTTTCGCCAATGGATGATGGAAGAATTTTCCTCGAAATTGTAATTGACAGTGTTGCAAAAGTCATTGAAACAAAACTGAACACAAACGTAACAAAGGTACAGCGCCGTGTAAATAAGTATGTGGCCAAGTACCACAACTAATGGATGTCTGGAAACTTCCTAAATCTGTTAAAGTAAACGGCAAAGAATATCGAATACGCTCAGATTACAGAGCCGTGTTAGATATTCTTTGTGCTATTAATGATCCCGATATAGTAGCCGGAATGTCCGAAGAAGAGAAAAACTTAGAGATATACACAACGATTCTGGCTATATTCTACGAAGACTTTGATAATCTTCCAACGGAAGACTGGGAAGAAGCTTTAAAGACAGCGAAAGAGTTTATCGACTGCGGATTTAAGGAAGATAAGAAAAAACCGCAACTTATGGATTGGAAAAAAGATGCAAAGATTCTAATTCCGGCCATTAATAAAGTGGCACATGAGGATATTCGTGAGAAAGAGTACTTGCATTGGTGGACGTTCATGGGACTTTTTATGGAGATTGGAGAATCTCTATTCAGCACTATCACTAACATTCGTGAAAAAGTCTCGAAAGGAAAGAAATTGGATAGTTGGGAAAAAGAATTCTATTCTAGCAACAAAGAACTTGTTGACCTTAAAGTGACACCAGAGCGAAGCGAAGAAGAAAAAGAAGAATTAAGAAGAGTATTCGGACTCGCAAATAATTAACCGGGTATCATGTGGAGATACCCGCTGACCGCAAATATTTAGCGGTAGAAAGGACAATACATGACAGAAGATGGAAGTATTGTTATTAACACAAAAATCAGAACTGATGGTATAAAGGCGGGCACACAAGAAATTGAAGCCGGATTGCGAAGAGCAGCAAACAGGGTGGATAATTTAGGGACGTCTGCAAAAAACGCCATCAACAAGCAGATAGATGCTTTTGCAAAACTGAATAACGAATACATCGCACAAGAGCAAAAGGTAGAATCGTTACGTCAAAAGGTAGAATCCTATGCAAATCAGCGCATCCCAACCGCAGAATACAAGAAAATACAGGACGAGATAGAAACGACTACGGCAAAAATGAATCAACTCATAAAGGCTCAAGAGTGGTTTGTTTCTAATGGTGGAGATATCAATTCTAATATATATAGAGATCAGCAACGTACTGTGGATGAGTGGTCAAATTCGATCGAAAACGCTAAAAATAAATTGGCTGATTTAGAAAAAAGTGGCAAAGCGTTTAAAGAAATTAAGAGTGCAGAAGCTCCACAAGCCGAAGTTGAAAAACTTGCTGTTGCAGAAAGAAGACTTGCTGATATGCAGAACCGATTAAACACATCGTATTCTGGCATTAAAAGCAAACTTGCAAGTTACGGTACTGGTTTGGTTTCCTTGAAAGAAAAACTTTTTGGAGTAAACAGTGCTAATAACAAAACTGCAAATTCCAATTCAAAACTGAGTAGGTCATTTAAAGACGCTAGTAAATCAGCCGGATCAGCAAGAATGAGTATCGGAAGAATGCTTACGATGTCTGTATTGTTTAGCAGTGTTTTTCGAATTCTTAGTGCTCTTACACAAGGCATTATTGGTGGATTTAACAATCTGGCTCAATATTCCAAAACCACAAACGCAAATATATCTACTTTGTGGGGGAGTCTTATCAGATTGCAAAATGCATTTGCTACAGCTTTCAGTCCGATTCTGGAAGTTGTGACACCAATATTGTCACGATTCATTGACCTTATCAGCACAGCCATAACCTATGTAGGAATGTTTTTCGGTTACCTTGCCGGGAATAAGACGTACACAAAGGCATTAGCAGTGCAAAAAGATTATGCTGCCAGTTTGGACAAGACCGCCAAGTCTACGAAGAAAGCCACAAAAGCAGCGAAAGACTACCTGTCACCTCTTGATGAAATTAATCGGTACACAACAAATAAGGATACCGACACAACACCGTCTGGATCCGGTGCAAACGGAACACCGATCAGCAAAATGTTTGAAGAAGTTCCAATAGATGCACCGCCGATTTTCGAAAAAATCAAGGATGTACTGGGGCAGATATTCCAACCATTTAAAGAAGCGTGGGAACGTGAGGGAAAGAACACAATTGATGCTGCTAAGTATGCATTATCGGAACTTGGATCACTGGCAAAGAGTGTCGGCAGTAGTATGTTGGAAGTCTGGACGAATGGTACAGGCACACAGATACTGTCTACCATGTTACAGATCGCACAGGGACTGCTTACAACGGTCGGGAATATCGCAAGGCAATTAGATATAGCTTGGAATAAAAACGCCGTAGGAACGGCCATTATACAGGCTATAGCAGATGCTTTCCAAAAGGTGCTTGATATCATCAATCGTCTTGTGTGGGATACGGCTCAGTGGGCGGGATCATTGAACTTTTACCCGTTGCTTAATTCGATTAAGAATCTGTTTGAATCTATGTCACCGCTGATAGAAGCTATTGGAAGTTTCTTAGAAAGATTGTATACGAACATTATATTGCCGATGCTTACATGGCTGATAGAGAGCGGTCTTCCGGCGCTTATTAATGTACTTGCTGGCTTGTTTAATTTCCTAGGTGAACATCAGTGGATTGTTGATGCCATTGGGACAGCATTAGTTACAGCGTTTGCTACATCAAAGATAGTTCCTTTAATTGCAACTATATCAAGTGCAGTTCTTGGATTTGCTGGACACATAGGAACATTAATTGACATTCTAAAAGGCGGTGGTGGATTAATTGGCGTTATCGGTCAAGTAGTTTCTACGTTTGGCATTGTTCCTATTGCAATAGCAGCAGCAATAGCAGCAATCATATTAATAGCTACTCACTGGGATCAACTTAAAGCTGTAATGTCAAAGCTTATAGACTGGATAAAAGGGGTATTTGCCGTTGATTGGAATGCTCAACTCGGAGTATTGGGCGAGGGAATAGAAGTTTTATTAAGTACCGTGAAAGGTGTTTTTGACAGTATAAAGCAGATATGTTCTGGATTTATCTCATTCTTTAAATTAGTTTTTACAGGCCAATTCAAGGCTGCCGGAAAAGAATTATTGAACATTCTTCGAGCCGAAGCAAATATGATCTATTCGATATTCAAAACCCCGGTCAATGAGGTTATTGCTTTGTTTAACGCGATGGGACAGGTGATTGTCAAAGCGATTAATAATCTGATTGATGGATTGAATCATATTAAGGTGCCGGATTGGGTTCCAGGTATCGGTGGTAAAGGAATCAATCTTTCCCATGCGAACTTCACAAGGGTTCCTTACCTTGCACAAGGGGCGGTTATTCCGGCCGGAAATCCGTTTTTAGCGGTGCTTGGTGACCAGACAAAGGGAAACAACTTGGAGATGCCGGAAAATCTGTTAAGAAAAATCGTAAGTGAAGAAAGTGGCAAAGGTACAGGAATGATAAAACTTGTGGTAAATCTGGATAGCAGAACGGTACTTGAACAGCTTATTAATACAGCAAAAGAAATGCAGATGTCCAACGGACAGAATGTATTTGAACTCGGGAGGTAGGTAAAATGGCACAGCAAGTGATTAAGATTAATGGTCGGACTATTCATCAGCCAGACACATTCAAATTCAGCTTTGCCACTACCTCTACAGAGGGAACAGAGCGATTAATGAGTGGCGTTATGTGCAATGAACCGATGTTCACGGTAGAATCTTACGCTTATGAGGGAAGTGACATAAGCATATCAGAAATGGCAAGCCTTTTGCAGATGATTGTAAATCAGAGACAGGTGCAACTATATTATTTTTCCGTGTATTACGGAAGATGGAGAGAAGCACCGTTTTACGTCACACAAGGAAGTGTAGATATCGGGACATTAAAAGAGGGAGAAGAAAAGTACAAATCCCTTAGTTTTAACATAATCGGGGTGAATCCACTATGATACACATTAGCAATGCATATAAGAAAGCTATATACGGACGTAGTGACTGGTATCCATCTGCAAGGGTTACTTTCTTGGATGGCACAGTGTTAAATCTTGGCCGATCCGAATTTTTAATATCTGGCAACAACATTGTTGATGGAGCTGGTACACAAAGCTTGCCACTCGGTAATGTTGTGTCCAGAAAAATCACAGTAAAACTGTACAACGCAGATGACAGATATAGAGTTCATAGCTTTCTCGGTGCAAAGATAACATTGTATAAGTCAATTAGCACGGATATAGGTGATCTGACTATAAAAAGTGGCACTTATACCGTAATTGACCCGGAAAGCTATGGGGATACCGTAAGCTTTTCTGCTTATGACGATGCATACAAACTTGACAGAGATTATACCACACATTTAACGTATCCGCTCAGCTTAAAGGATATTCTGAAAGATTCTTGCAGAACGTGCGGTGTGCAGATGGATGTTACTTCGTTTTCTGATGATAACATCATGGTAAAGGAAAAACCTACAAATACCACTCACAGACAGGTAATCGGATGGATTGCAATGATTGCTGGCGGGAATGCGTGGATGAATGCGGATAACCACTTACAGATTTCGCAGTATGACATGTCACTTTTTGACAATATAGCAGATACTGATGGTGGATGGTTTGATGATCCGAGACAGAACTATGATGGTGGGCAGTTTGAGACAGACATGATATCAGAAAAGTATTCAACTTATGCGGAGATGTCCGGCGGTACATTCTCAGAAGACATTAGCGAGTATTACTACGATGACTTGGATTGGAGTTCCGAAAAATATTCAAGTGGTTCGAGTGTTGACGGTGGATGGTTTGATAATGGGTTGGAACTTCTTACAGATGATTCTTATGGAATTATGTACAGGTCTGTTGAAAGAAAGCAGAAAAATACATATCAACTGATAGGGAAAAAAGATAATCTGTTCTTGCTTAAAAGCGGGAATGTGCTTGGAGTGCATTCCGTGGATGTGGAAGAAGCCAGCGGATACATTCTGACAGATGCTACAAATGTGTATACAAGTGGTGACATCATAGACGATGGTAGCTTCAAGTTAGTTGATAATTTCCATTTCTTAACTCAGTGGAAGACAGGGCTGACAACAGGAGTAGAACCTATAGTTATCACAGGAATCCAAACTACAGAGAATGAAAAAACGTACACATATGGTTCTGAGGGATACATATTGAGTATAGAGAATTCACTGATTAAAGATAAGAGCTTACTGGTTAATACAGTCGGAGCAAAACTTACGGGCGTATCATTTATGAATTTTTCCGGAGAACATCTTTCTTATCCTCTTGCAGACTTTATGGATCTTGCCTATGTTATCGACAGGAACGGAAAAGTAAACAAAACCATCTTGACTGATATTACTTTTAACTTTCTCGGTTTTACTTCGCTGAAATGTTCGGCCGAAAATGCAATCAGAAATAGCAGTAAGTACGTGACTTCTGAAACGAAAGCAATACAAAAGGCCTCTGCAATGGCCGATAAAAAAATCAGCAAATACGATGAAGCTGTTCAATCCCTTACGGCATTAATGACACAAGGGATGGGATTTTTCAAGACGGAAAAGATACAGGATGATAAATCCATTGTATTTTATCTCCACAACAAAGAACGGCTGGAAGATTCGAACATTATCTGGAAAATGGTCGGGGATGCTTTTGCAGTATCTACAGACGGTGGAAAAACGTGGAATGCCGGACTTGATTCTAACGGAAACGCAGTAGTTAATGTACTTTCTGCCGTAGGTATTAACTGCGATTGGATACATTCTGGAACATTGACACTTGGTGGCTATAACAACCAAAATGGTGTACTTTCGATGCAAGATTCAGACGGAAATGAAATAGGGAGATGGAATAATCAAGGTGTGTATGCAAAAGGACATTATGTATCCGAAGATTCTATAGGTAGAAAAATAGATTTGCATAATGCAAAAATTGATCTTTACTCATCTGGAGGAAAATATACAGGTTGCATTTCTGGAGAATTAGATGGTATAGAAGCGAGAGCTACGTCTACGGATTACCTAAACATCGGAAAAGGTTATTCCGAATTTAATGTTTCAAAAAGATTACAACTTTTAAGTAAAAATCAAATTGCCATTTCTGCAAAGGAGATTGTGATTAATGGAAATAAAGCAAAAACAGGAACTGCCGTGTTTAGCGATGGAAGTTACTTAAAATTTGTGAATGGCAATTTAGTCGGTGGAAGAACTGCAAGTGGCACAACATTTTAAGGAGACAGGCATATGACAAAAACAGAAAGTGCGGTTCAATGGGCTATTAATATCGCAAACGATAACAGACATGGATACAGCCAAGCGAACCGGTGGGGGAATCCAGACTATGATTGCTCATCACTCGTAATATCTGCATGGCAACAAGCCGGAGTTCCGGTAAAATCAAATGGAGCTACTTATACGGGAAATATGTACAATGTTTTTCGTGCTTGCGGATTTACGGATGTAACGGCAAGCTGCAACAGAGCCACTGGCGCCGGAATGCAAAGAGGGGATGTACTGCTAAATGTTAAATATCATACTGCAATGTACATCGGTGGTGGTCAGATGGTGCAAGCATCATCTACAAGAGGACATCCAGAAGCCGGGGATCAGACGGGAACAGAGATATGGGTGTGCAGATATTATAATTATTCGAGAGGATGGGATTACGTTTTACGGTATACAAAAGGCGGTTCTGCTGGCGGTGGAGGGACACCGACACAACCATCTGGTGTTTCTCTTGTAAGATGGATCCCTGGATAGAAAGGAGAAAATATGGCTATACAGATGCGTAGGGGACTACTTGCAGATTTTGACGCAAGTAAGATGCTCCCCGGTGAATTTGCGGTAACTATAGACGAAGTGGCCGAAAACCAAAAAGTATTTATCTGTTTTTCAGCCGGAACATTTAAGACGTTGGCTACAAGAGAAGATTTTGAGCAAGACTTGGCGAATATCCAACAGGCTATCGAAGACGCAAGAGAAGCGTCAAAGACAGCGAATGAAGCTATCGACAAGGCTAACCAAATCATAGCCGGAAAGGTCGGAATCGATGATACACAGTTGAGTGGATCCACAGTGTATTCTTCGGAAAAGACAGATCAGCTGTACGTTAAAAAAACAGAATACGACAAACTTGTTGAAAAAGTAAACTCTTTGGTAAGCGATTTGTCGAATGCTCTAGTAAGTAGGTGATAGTATGGACCAGATATACATTGAAGCGTTGAACGAAGCGAAAACATTGTCAGATAATGATTACTTGCTCATAGAAACAAGCACAGAAGATCTAAAGATTTCTGTCGGGACTTTAAAACAACTGCTTTCCGTTGCTACAGCGGATAAATTAACAAATCCGTTTGAACTAACTCTTTCCGGCGATGCTACAGGGACAGCAACTATAGACGGCAGTGAATCTGTTGATATTGATGTGTCTCAAATCAAAGCATCTTCGCTAAAAAACGATATTAAAATCAATGGTACACCGTTTGATGGGCAGGACGGAATAGTAACTGATCAATGGGGGAAAGAAAGACAGATTACTATCGGTGGATGCAGTAGGAGCGTAAATGGCGAATCTGATATTGAATTTCCGGCAAACGAAGTCTTTTCAGGATCTGGACAGCCTTACGTCCCGACCGCTGGTGGAGCTATGACAGGAGATTTAAAAAGGAACATTAATGATGCTGATTATACTGTTTACAGTGCTACTACAGAAACGACAGAATCTGGAACGTCTGTAAATATTAAATTTGGAGATGTTAATGCAAATCCAGTCATGCTCGGATTAAGCCAGCCAATTTGGAACAATGGCATAAATGTAAAAAAACTGCTTACAGAGGACGATATTTACGAGTTAGAAAGACGTATTAGTGAATTAGAAAGTATGGCTACACAAACATTATTTATTAAGGAGGAAGATATAAATGGCTGATGAAAAAGCGCAGAAAATCTATGGAAAATATATAAAAGAACTTCCACAAGTTACAGAAGTAAATGATACAGATGATATCATCGTTGAAGATTCTACACCGATTACAAATCGAACAAAACTTGGTGTTATTTTCGATACGATTAAAAGCAGAATTGCATCTACGTGGAAGTTTTCAGAATTAGGGAACAAAACAATTCTGACGTATATTACGGAATTAAAAGCAAAAGCCCCAGTATTTGGCACAACGTCTCTTATCGAAACACCTGCAAATACTTACAAAGATACTACTGTAAAATTCGGAAAAACTTTTTCAAAGGCTCCGACTGTACTTGTATCTCTTTCCGGTGGATCACAAAATACAAAATCGTTCGGAGTGCAGGTTTTAAGTACGACCACCAGTAGCTGCGTTGTTCGTACTGTTAACGGAAACAATTCAAGTGTGTCTATTATTGTTAACTGGTGCGCATTAGCCTAAAAATGTGGGGAACATTGCCAACCGAAAAACATGAGATGATTTCCTTATCAAATAGGGAAGGAGAAAAAAATATGGCAGCTATGAGCGAAGAAACCATGTGCGAAGTGATCAAAAGCTGTGCCTACGGATACACTGTAGACGAATTGGCAGAACACTACGGCATGGAAAAAACAGATGCAGAAAAGTTTGTGAAAGATCATGCATCAGAGATTACAGAAACGAAAGAACACTTAAAACAGGAGGGATATATTGAATAGGATAGTCGATGTTTCTGAACATAACAGGAACATCGACTGGGCGAAAGTAAAAGCATCCGGCATTGTAGGTGCTATCATCAGATGCGGATATGGACAAGATCAGACAGGACAGGATGACAAAAAATGGCTGAGAAATGTATCTGAATGTGAACGTCTTGGCATCCCTTACGGTGTGTATCTGTATTCTTACGCAAAGACTACAGGTGCGGTACGGGGAGAAATCAACCACGCATTAAGACTTCTAAAAGGACATTCTCCGGCATGGCCTGTATATTTTGACAGCGAACAGCCGGGAACACAGGGCGTTGCAAAAGCCAATGCAAAAGCATTTTGTGACGCAATGGTGGCACATGGCTATAAAGCCGGAATCTATGCGTCTACATCTTGGTACAAGAACTATATCGGTCAGACATGGGGATATTCTCTGTGGATTGCATCTTACGGCTCTAAGTCCGCCGGAGTAGACGGAATCGACATGTGGCAGTACACGTCAAGAGGTTCTATTCCAGGCATTCCAGGTTATGTGGATGTGAACTATGTGTATAAGAATCTTGGTGGTACTGCAAAGCCTGTGCAGAAACCGAATTCTACACAGACCACAACAGAAAAACCGGTAGATGAATCTTGGAAAGGTGACAAGAGATATTACCTGGAAAACACCCGTGTAGGGGCATGGCAGAAAGCTATGAACATAGGATTTGACACTAAAGTATTATCTGAGGATAACAAATTCGGTGTCGGCTCACAGGATTTTGCTAAAAAACATATCTTATGGTCGGGGCAGACGCACAACTGTATCACGGCTATTAGATGGCTTAGACGTACCCTCAGAGACGTATATGGCTTTACGAAGTTGTCTTATAATGAGGGGTGGACAGACTACCTCGGGAAGTGCGTAGAAGTATTCCAGAGGAACAGAGGACTTACACCGGATAGAAAAGTAGGACTTATCACGACCTACTGGCTCTTATCCGGCATCGTGAAATAAAATTAAGAGCAAATATTCTTTACATACAATACCAAAAATCCCACTACTGTTTTCTCGCCAGTAGTGGGGGTAGTGTAAATTATTCTGTGTAAACCTCTCAGATTGATGATAAAATCGTAGGTTTATAGAATACTAAAATATAATGTGATGGGCTGAATGGCATCTCTTGCTGTTCAGCCCGTTGTCTATTTAGTAGCATGGATTCTAT